GGTTCAGAAGAGAATTATTTCTGGAAAACAGCAAAAGAAAGAAAAGAAACTGACGATAGAAAGCCATTTGAACCAGAATTGGGATGAAAAACGTAAAAAATGCACATATGGGTACACATTTACTCGTTGAAGTGTATAATGTACCCTTTGAAAAACTAAATGATAGAGATAAAATTGAGAAAATATGCGTGAGTGCTTGTAAAACTGAAGGTTTAGAGGTTTTAAACACTTATACGCATCAATTTGACCCCTATGGAGTGACTTGTACAGTAACTTTGGGTGAAAGTCACCTATCTTGCCACACTTGGCCAGAAAAAAACTGCGTTGCGTTCGATATTTTCACTTGTGGAGCGAAAAATCCACGTTCAGTTGCTTGGTGGATGCTTGAATACTTCGATACTGATGATTATGTGATGAAAGATTATGCAAGATAGGGTATAAATAAATCTAAAAGCATTAATAATGGCGATTCAACGCAAATCAAGAGCATTTAAGGATATAAGTTTGTCTTTTACACCACATCCAGTGACGAAAGACCTTCCTGTGCTTGCAAATGAGCGAGCAATCGCAAGAGCAGTGAGGAATTTGGTTGAAACTATACCTTCTGAGAGGTTTTTTGACTCAAATTTAGGTACTCCTGTTCGTGAATTATTATTTGAGAACTTCTCATCATCATCTGTGATGATTATTGAGGATATGGTGCGTAATACCGTAAGAAATTATGAACCAAGAGTGGGTGATATTGGTGTTGAGGTTGATGCAGTTCCTGATTCTAACTCAATATCAGTAAAAGTGCTTTTTGACATAAAAGGATTAGAAGCTCCAACACAGTCTTTTGCCTTTATATTAGAACCAACGAGATAATATGCCCTTTACTCAGTATACAAGTTTAGACTTTGATCAAATCAAAGCACAAATTAAAGATTTTTTACGTTCAAACTCAAATTTTTCCGATTTTGATTTTGAAGGTTCTAATTTCTCTGTTTTAATTGACACACTCGCTTATAATACATATATTAATTCATTTAACGCAAACTTAGTCGCAAATGAATCTTTCTTAGACTCTGCAACTATAAGAGAGAATGTTGTATCACTTGCAAGAAATATCGGTTATGTACCACGTTCAAAGACTGCTGCAGTTGCAACTATAAAGATTGGTGATATTAATTTAGGAAACACCACACCGAGTACACCTACATTTTTGACTCTACGTTCAGGTCTTGTTTGTGTAGGAAGTGTTGCAAACACAACTTATCGTTTTTCAATACCAGATGAAATTAGTTCTTCAAGAGTAGTTAGTGTAAATGGAGTATCTTTTGCTCAATTTGATGATCCAATAAGTGTTTATCAAGGAACTCTACTTCAAAGAGTTTATCGTGTAGACACATCAAAGGATCAAAGATTCATAATTGATAGTCCTAATATCGACAGTTCAACTCTACGTGTATATGTAAAAGGAACAGGTGATGTTGGATTTGGAAGACAATTTGCACAGGTAGATAATATTTTAAATATATCAAGAAATTCTGAAATTTATCTTGCACAGGAAGTTCAAGATGAAAAATACGAAATATTATTTGGTGACGGATTGTTTGGTAAAAAATTAGAAAATGCATCCGTAGTAACTGCAAGATATATTGTTACCGACGGTGAAGATGGGAACGGTCCTTCTGAGTTTAGTTTTCAAGGTTCATTTACACAAAGCGATAAAACATTATATACACCTAGTGAAAATATAACTGTAACTACAGTCACAAACGCTGTCAATGGTGCCGAAGTTGAGGATGTATCTACTATTAAGTATTTTGCTCCAAGACTTTACTCAGCACAATATAGAGCAGTTACACCAAGAGATTATGAAACAATTATACAAAAAATTTATCCTCAAACTGAATCAGTTGCGGTTGTTGGTGGAGAAGAATTAAACCCTCCAAAATTTGGACAAGTTCAAGTTAGCATTAAACCAAAAAATGGTTCATTTGTATCTGATTTTGATAAGACTCAAATAAAAAATAAGTTGAAGAGTTACTCTGTCGCTGGTATAAATGCAGAGATTGTTGATTTAAAAATACTATATGTGGAGATAGACTCAACAGTTTACTACAACCCTGCTCAATATGGTTCTCAGGCAACTTTAAGGACAAGTATTATTAAAGCACTTAATGATTATGCAAATAATGTAGAGATTAATAAATTTGGTGGTAGATTTAAATATAGTAAGATGAACATTCTTATTGACCGTGTTGATAATGCAATAACATCTAATATTACAAAAGTTAAAATAAGAAGAGACTTAAAAGCACTCTTAAATCAATTTGCACAATATGAATTGTGTTTTGGTAATCGTTTCTATATTAATCCAGCAGGATTAAATATTAAGAGTTCTGGATTTACCATTAATGGATTTAGTCAGACTGCATTTTTAACTGATGTTCCTAATAAAGACGCAGCAGGTAATTTAGATGGAAGTATGATGGGTGCATTAAGTGTTGTTACAAGAAACGAAAAAGGTCAACAAATTGTTTTAGTGAAAGAGGCAGGTGTTGTAGACTATAAAAAAGGTGAGGTTATATTGAATACAATAAACATAACTTCTACTAGTGCTTTAAATAATATCATCGAGGTGCAAGCATTTCCAGAGTCCAATGATGTTATAGGATTAAAAGATTTGTATCTGAATTTTGATGTTTCAAAGAGTAAGATAAATATGATTAAGGACGTAATCGCATCAGGGGAAGATCTTTCAGGAGTTGTGTTCCAGAGAGATTACTATACATCAAGTTACTCTAACGGAGATTTAGAGAGGAAATAATTTATGTCACAAATTGACAGAAGAATACAGGTCAATACCATCATCGAAAACCAGTTACCAGAATTTGTGGTATCCGATTTTCCAAAAGCTACTGAATTTTTAAAACAATACTATATTTCACAAGAATATCAGGGTGGAGTAAATGACATAATTAGTAATTTTGATCAATATATCAAACCTGATAATTTAGTTTTAGAATCTCAAGATAGAGATGCAAATTTACCCTCTGCAATAACATCAACTGACACTACTATTGAAGTATCAAGCACAAAGGGTTATCCTGCAGAATATGGATTATTTAAGATTGATAATGAAATAATAAGTTATACTGGAAAAGAAAAAACTTTAACAAACGTTGCAACACCTAGTGGTAGTATTATGGTTGCATCTGGTAGAATTATCCGTGATATATCTACCACTAATATAAAAGTAAATGATATCGTTAGTTTATCATCAGTTGATGATAGTAATAATACTATCACTATATCAGAAGGAACAAGAGTTTTAGAAGTTGCAAATAATTTTATAGTTGTTGATAGAGTAATAACTGCAACATCACCTGGAGGAGTATCAAATCAGAACCCTGTAAAAGGTGTATTTACTTTTACTCGTGAAAGATTTTTCTTTAATGGTTGTATACGTGGATTTAGTGGTATCTCTGGATTTAATGTTGGTATATCATCTTCTCTCTTAGAAATAAATCGTGAAAGTTTAGTTTTTGAAGATACTACTGCTGCTCCTCATTCTGCAGATACGAGTGTTACTAATTTATCTGTTCTATTTTTACAAGAGTTTTTTAAAAAATTAAAAGCAACATTTTTACCTGGTTTAGAAAATGATGATTTTACATCAGATTTAGATATTGGTAATTTTGTAAAATTCTCTCGCTCATTTTACCAGTCTAAAGGTATAGCGGAATCGATTAAGATTTTATTTAAAGTATTATATGGTGTAGAAACAACTATTATAGATTTAGAAGGTAATTTAATTAAACCATCGTCTGCAGAATTTATAAGAAGAGAGGTTATCGTAGCTGAATTAATATCAACAACTGGTGAACCGTCTAATTTAGTTGGACAAACAGTTTTTAAATCAACAGATACAGCAACAAATGCATCTGTATCTGAGGTAGAAGTTTTAACTAGGGGTGGAAAAACATATTACAAAATATCACTATTTGTAGGATTTAGTGACCGTGATTTGATTCAAGGTGTTTTTACGATACCTGGTAAAACAAAATCACTTGAAGAGGTATCTATAGGTTCATCTATAATTTCAGTTGACTCTACTATTGGATTTGGACAAACAGGAACTCTCATTAGTAGTGGTAATTCTCAAATCGATTACACATCAAAAAGTATAAATCAATTCTTTGGTTGTACTGGTATAGGAGTAGGTATTGACGCTGCTGAAGATATAAGAACTGACGAAACTATTTTTGGATATGAAAATGGTGATTTATCAAAGAGAATAGATTTAAGAATAACTGGTGTATTATCTGAATTAAAACCAGTTACTGACATTAATTTAATTAATGAGGGTGAAAGTGTATTTGTAAAAAATGTTGGAGAAAAGATACAAAATGATAAATCTAACTATAAACAAATATTTGCAAATTCTTGGATATACAATACAAGTTCAAGATTTCAAGTTGGCATATCAAGTGCTACATTTACATTTAATACACCAATTGACAGAGCATCTCTTAAGATAGGTGATCGATTCCAAATTCTAAAAAGAAATGAGCAAACGATTGTCGGTGGTGGTTCAGTTGAAAGTATTGATGTTGCTTTAAATCAAATTACAGCAGGAAACATAGCTGGTTTTACACCACAAGCATTTCAAGAATATGATATACGAAGAATTGTAGAAAAATCTACAAGTTCAGGAGTAACTTTGGTTGAAGGTAATGAAAATATTATATCTGATATTCTAAATGTGTACGTAGAAGGAAATGAATTTGGATATGCAGCTTCTAATTCATTACCAAGTTATGATATAAAAACCAACATAATAGAAGAAACATTAGTTGGCAGTTCACAAGTTGGTTTGACTGGTTTTGATCCATTGACACGTAATTATACAACGATTCAATTTACTCCTCCACCTGGTGAAGATATAAAATTTATACAAGGAGATGCGGTTATCTATAAACCAGATAGCGAAGCATTACCTGGTTTAGATACTGGTCGCACATATTTTGTAGACCCAGTTATTCCTGGTCCAAACCAGAATAAATCAAGAATAAAATTATATCAGTCACTATCTCAAATTGGATCTGCGAGTACAATACAAGTAGGAGTTGGAACTCTAACAACAGCTAAACATAGATTTTTATTAAAGCAACATGAAAATGAAAATCTAAGACCAAATCAAATTTTAAGGAAATTTCCATTAAATCAAAATCTTTTTATTGCATCTAAACAAGAAACTCCAGTTAATGACATCGGAATGTTAATTAATGGTGTTCAAATAAGATCAGCAATATCAGATGACAACATATTTTTTGGACCTCTTGAATCTATTGATTTATTAAATGGTGGAGTAGATTATGATATTATAAATCCACCTAGAATAGGTATTGAAACAAGTTCAGGTGTAGCAGCACGAGCAGAACCAATTATTCAGGGTTCAGTTAAATCTGTGTTTGTTGATCCACAAGAATTTGATATTGAAGCAGTTACAAGTATCTCTCTTACGGGTGCTAATGGAAATGGATGCATTTTACAACCTGTGGTTGGTGAGAGAGATCGTTTTGTAAGTTTTGATAGTAGAGATATATTTTTTAATGGTGGAGTTGATATTGAAAATGAAACAATCACATTTACAAGTGAACATAACTTTGAAAATGGACAACTTGTTTACTATAATTCAAATGGCAATTCTCCAATCGGTATAGGATCTGCTTACGATATCACAAATACTATTGAAGATACTTTATCAGATGGTGATCCTTACTTCGTAAGAGTTGTTAATCCAAAAACTGTAAGAATTTTCAACACAGCGAAGGATGCATTATTTGGTTCTACTGGTATTAATACAGTTGGTTTATCTACGGATACATTGGCAAGTGGTATTCACCGTTTTAGAACCGAAACAAAAAGAACTCTTATTGCAGTTAAAGTTTTAAATGAGGGTTCTGGATATACTCATCGTAAGTTAAGAGTCAAACCCGCAGGTATTTCAACAACTTTCAATTCAATTAACTTTAAAAATCACGGATTTTCAAGCGGTGAAACGATTGAATATCTTGGAGGATCAACAAATATAGTTGGTTTATCGACAACTGTATCTTATCTTGTCAATAAAATAGATGATGACTCTTTCCAATTAGCAGATGCAGGTATAGGTGCAACATCAACAAGCAATTATGATAGAGGATTATATGTGAATTTTGAATCATCTGGTGATGGTTTTCATGAATTTAAATATCCTGATATTAAAGTAGACATTAATGTTTCATATGGATCCACTGTTACTGGAGATATTGTAGTAACACCTGTTGTCACTGGTGAAATAATAGGTGCATATTTGTATGAAGAGGGTACGAACTATGGTTCTCAGACACTAAACAAAAAAGTTGAACCTAAAGTAGAAATTATATCAGGTAGAAATGCTGAGTTTAGACCAATAATTGTTGATGGAAAAATAGTTGATGTTGTAGTTGTTAATAGAGGAAGAGATTATTTTTCAGTCCCTGAACTTGTAGTAACTTCCTCTGGTGCAGGAAGTGGTGCGGTAGTAAGACCAGTTGTAGATGATGGTAGAGTTATTGACGCTGTGGTGACAAATACTGGTGTGGGTTATGATAGTTTAACCACAGAGGTTAGAGCGTTTAATAGAGGTAGTAGAGGTGGATTTGCTACACGAGTAAGAGGGTTGACTATTAACAATGCAAATAGATTTGGAGACACTTTCTTAAGTAAGAACGTTGATTCATTAAAGATTGGTGTTTTAGGATACTCACAAGAAATAGCAAGTAATTTTGAAAACTCATTTGTTGTTAGACAAAATGGAGAATTTGATAGAATTGTTGCACACTCTCCAATCATTGGGTGGGCATATGATGGAAATCCAATATATGGTCCTTTTGGATATTCAATTGCAGATGATATAAATTCACCTTTAAAAATCATCGAAACTTCATATGAAACAAATATAAACACTGTTAAAGATCGCCCCGTAGGATACGAACCAGGATTTTTTGTTGAAGATCATATTTTTACAGATAAAGGAGATCTTGATGTTCATAATGGTAGATTTTGTAAAACACCTGAATTTCCAAATGGAGTATATGCATACTTTACATCTGTAGGAATAGGAACTTTATCAAACAAACTTGAGGGTGTCTATCCATATTTTATAGGAAATACTTACAGATCACCTTACATACTTGAAAATCAACTACTTGATCACAATTATGATTTTAATAATACTTCTTTAAGAAGGAATACTTTCCCTTACAATGTTGATGAACCAGATGCAAATAATGATTTTATTGTTGAATCTTATGAAGACGTAAGACAAATTTCAAAAGTTGAATCTGTAACAAAGGGTGGTGTAGATGGTATTGAGATATTAAGTGGTGGTGAAGGATATAAAGTTGGTGACTTTACTGTATTTGATGATAAAGACACAAATGGTTCTGGATTTACTGCAGAGGTAAGTGAGATTGTTGGTATAGGAATTTCAAGTATTGACACACAAATTACTTCTTTTGAAAATGCATCTTTAAAATGGGAATCAACAACTGAGGTAATAGCTAGTTTTCTACCATTTATTGAAGTAAATGATCAGGATAATCTTAGATTATCTGGATTAAGCACTGAAATATTTAACTTAGCAGGAACATATAAAGTAGGTGTATCAACTAACAGAGTGACTTTGGCATCTCCTATGACTATTGGCGATGCTGGTGGTTTGATACAAGATATTTTTCTAACAGATATACCTAAAATTGTATCAGCTGGTAGTTCAGTAAGAATCGGTTCTGGAAATACAATTGTCACAGAAACAGTTGAAGTCTTAGAGGTATTTCCAATCAATAGAGGATTAAGAATTAGGAGAAATGTGGGAGTTGCTCACACTGCAGGTTCAAATGTAGATTTCTTAAATACTGAAGTTTCGATTCCAGTCAGAACTAAAAAGTTTGAATCATTTGATAACGAAAAAATTTATTTCAATGGTCCTCAATCTGTTGGAATTGGTACTACAACAGGTAGTGCGATACAAGTTAATAGATTTGTTGGCACTGTTAATGAATTAGTTTCAATACCAACTAGAACAATTCATATTCCAGATCATCCTTTTGAAACAGGTCAAGAAATAACAATTAATAAGAGATCTGGTGCCTTAAGATTTGATGTTAGTAGAGTACCGACTGTTACTGAATTTAAATTACCTCTCGTTGGTCAAAATTCAACAAATGTTTTTGTAATTAAAAAAGATAGAAATAATATTGGATTAGTAACAACAAGAGTTGGAATTGGAAGTACAAGTGAAGGTTTATTTTTCTATACTAAAGGTTCTAATACTGGAATTAATTCATCAAGTTATTATTTTGAATCACTTAAGCCTCAAGTAACAGGAAATCTTGATAAAATAGTATCAACTGTAAGCACTAAGGTTTCACTTGCTAATACTACTACTCATGGATTAAAAAATAGAGATATTGTAAGTATTAACGTTGTTCCTAACTTAACGGTTGGAATCGGAACAACCACACCTGTTACTGTAAAATATAATTCAAACTTTAATAAATTAATTATTAATCCTATATCTTTAACAAGTTCTAATGTTAAAGAAAATAAAATTGAGTTTGCATCACACGGGTTTGAAACTGGTGATAAAGTATTTTACGATGGTTCTGCAACAGGTATAAGCACAGGGACATATTTTGTATATAAAGTTGATAGTAATAATTTTAAATTTGTCAAAACTATTATTGATTTAAACTCAGATCCAGTTAGAACTGTTAGTATAACTGCTGCAACAGGTGGTAATCAAACAGTAGGACTTATTAATCCTAGAATTAGTGTTGTCAAAAATTCAAAGTTAGCATTTACTTTGAAAGATACTTCGTTAGAGGGATTTGATTTTGGTTTGTATTATGATCAAAATTTAACTAATAGATATTTAAGTTCACAGGATTCAATTAATTTTAATGTTGGAGTAGCAGGGACAATAGGTATTGGAACAAATAACACAGATCCAATCGGTGCAGCACTAACAGTGCAATATTCTAACTCAACTCCAAGTAGACTTTATTATGGATTGTCAAAAGGTGGGTTTATAAGCACTTCAGATACCGAGGTGTCTAATTATTCAGAAATTAGGTTTGTTGATAGTGAATATAATGGAGAGTATCAGATATCCAACGTTACTGACGATACTTTTGATTTTTCACCACAAATTCCTGAATTCCTCAGATATACTCCTGCTGAATGTGAAAAATTAGAATACTCTACAAAATCTAAATCAGTTCACGGAGAAATAAAAAATTTCAAGGTGTTATCAACTGGATTTAATTATAAAAGATTACCAAAATTTGTTTCTGTCAACAGTGAAAGAGGTAATAATGCTAATATTACTCCATTCTCTTCATCCGTTGGAAGAATTAAAAAAGTAAGAATAGTTGACATTGGATATGATTACTCCTCTGATAAAACATTAAGTCCACAAGCTTTCATATCTCCTGTACTAACTTTAGATAATCTTGACGAAATTAATTCTGTAAGAGTGATTAGTGGTGGTAACAAGTACTTAGCACCACCACAATTACTTGTATATAATCCCATATCAAATACTGTTGTTGATTCTTCATCTTTAGAAGCATTAGTGCCAAACCAAACTGTTGCAGATGTAAAAGTTATATCTCCAATAACTGGACTTGACTCAGTTGTTCATAGAATTATACCAGTCAACAATACAAATGGAGTTGGAATAAACTCAGTTCAAACAAGTCTTTCTGGAATTGTTACCTGTTTTATAGAAACTCCTATAAACGGATATGATACACCCCCATTTTCTAAAGGAGATCAAGTTTACATTGAGGGTATACAGAGAGTAGGAGAGACTGGAGTTGGTGCTACACAGGGTGGTATTTCTACAAATACAACTGTAGTTGGCACTGGATACAATTCAGTAGATTATCAATATAGAACATTTAATGTAGAAGATTATATAACTGGTACTCAATGCATACTAGAGTTTAGTCTTGCTGGTGTTACAACTAATCCAGGTATTGCAAAAACATATCAATCAGGTTATGCACAACTTATCAATCAAAAAGACTTACCAGTAATACAACCAATTCAACAAAGAGGTAGTTTTGATTTAAATGAAAAGTTAGTTGTTAACAATACAGTCACTGATTTAAAGGTTACTGAAATTAGAGAAGAATTCATCAAAGTTGATGGAAAATTTAGAATATTCCAGAATGATAGAATCACAGGTGAATTAAGTAATACATCTGCAGAAATAGTAACGATTGTCAATAACGAGGGAATATTTGAAACAAATTATTCTAGTAAACAGGAATATGGTTGGATTGATAATATTGGAAAATTAAATGAAGATGTTCAAGTATTACCAGATAATGATTATTATCAAAACTTATCTTACTCAATTAAAAGTCCAGTTGATTGGGATAAGTTTGTTAACCCTGTGAATAGATTAGTTCACCCATCTGGATTAAAGAATTTTGCCGACACATCAATATTATCTACCACAAAAGTTGGAGTAGGAGAAACAATAGATTCTAATCAACTTGTTGTATTGGATGTTGCTAACATACTAGAACTTAATGATAAACAAAGAGTTGATGCAATCAATAACTTTGATAAAGCAAGAGATTTTGATACAATTGATGATAACACTAAATCTAAGTTTATTACATTTAAAAATAGAAATCTAACTGACTTTACAAGATGTCTAACAAATAGAGTTTTAGTACATGATGATATTAGTAGTAATTTCTCAAGTGATGGATTTGAATCTGTAAGCACAGTAGTTGAACCATTAACCGACCAAATAGCAAATTATTTAATTCAAGTTGTTGATCCAGATACATCACATGTTCAATTAAGTGAGTTGGTTATTATATTAACTGAAGGTAATGTATTTTTATTTGAAAAAACATCAGACTTTTCAAATCAAAGATTAGGAGTTTATGAAACACAAATTTTAAATTCAGGAACTAGAAATCTTTTATTCACACCTGACGAAGCATTTACTAAAGATCACGATATTAAGATAATAAAAAGCTCTTTTAATACTGACTTAGTTGGCATAAACACCACTGGTATAGGAAATGTTAGTTTGACAGGTGTAAATGCAGGTATTGCATCATTATCAACAACCACATTTTTAGAATTTCCAAAAACAGAATTCAATTCTTTATCTGCAACCATATTTGTCCAAGACACAAATTCAAAAGAAATTAATTATAATGAAGTTATAGTTGATTTTGATGGTACAGATACAACTATTGCAGAATCATACATTGATACAAAATCTGGAGTTAGCAATAGTGTTGTAGGAATCATCACAGCAAAACTTGAAAATGATTTAATAAAAATACAATGTGTAAATGATAGAGTAAATCCACTTGATTTAAGAGCTAATGTAGTTGGATTAGGATCAACTTCTGCAGGTATCGGAACATATCGTTACGTTGTACCAGGACAACCACAAGGTGCTGAGAGAAGTGCAAGATATGAATCTGGATTCTCTACATCGATAGGAAGTGCAATTACATACTCAACACTTAATAATTTAACTGACAGTAGTGCTAAGTCTTTAGTTAGAGTTTCTTGTGGAGAAACATCAGCAGTGCATCAAATCATCACAATGAGAGATAATGAAGATGTATTAACAGTGCAATATCCATTTGTGTCTGCTGGTTCTACGACAGGTATTGGTACATTTGGCGGTGAGATAAGTGGTAATAATGTAAATTTACGATTCTATCCTGATGCTGAATTTGACTCATTAATTAAAGTCCAATCATTTAATCAAATATTATACACTGCAAGTGATTTTGATAATGCACCTCCTGCTCTTACATACGGAACTGTATCACAAGATATATTTCTTACAACTTTTGATGGTGCTTCAGGTTTGAGAGCAAATAAAAAAGATTTTGATCTTACATATGAAGGAGTTCCAATCTACTCAAAAACATTTAACCCTTCAAATACAGCTGGACTCGCTAAAACTTCTGGTATTTTTACAATTCCGAGTCATTTCTTCAATACTAACGAAGAATTAGATTATAAACCAGATTCTACATTTATTGGAGTAGCTGGGACTGCAGTTTCAATAGGTGCAACAACAAATATGGCTGGTATTGTTACAACTTTACTACCAAGCACTGTATTTGCAAAAGTTATTGATGAAAATAAGTTTCAACTATTCACCAGACCTGAATATGTGAGTACAGGTGTAGCAGTTACATTTACAGGTATTGGTGGTGGTAATGCTCACAAATTATCAATGAAAAATCCATTATCCAGAACAATAATTGGATTAGATGGAGTGGTTCAACAACCAATAAATTTCACAACAATATCTCATACTTTTGGTGTTTTTGATGGTTTCACATATAATAACAATATCGGTATTGGACTATCACAATTTGTTTTAAGTGGTATTAGCTCTATTCAACCAACTGATTTCTTGAAAATCAATGAAGAATATATGCTTGTAACCGAAGTTGGATTTTCAAGTACACCAACTGGTGTAATTAATGATTCAGTCGATGTATCACTTGGAATTTCTACGTTACCAGTTGTAAAAGTTAGAAGAGGACAATTAGGTATTGCAGCAACCTCTCATACTGCAAATGATAATGTAAGAATTCATAGAGGTTCATTTAATATTGTTGAAAGTAAGATATTCTTTTCAGATCCACCCAAAGGTAATTCTAGATCCAGAAGGGATGAAACTAATTTACCATTTGTTAGGGCAGACTTTAGTGGAAGAACATTCCTTAGACAAAATTATACAACAAATATGTTATTTGATGATATATCAGATGCATTTACAGGAATAGGAAAAACATACACGTTATCTGTTGGTGGTGCAAACACTGCATCAGGTATCGAAATTGGTAATGGTGTTGTTTTTATAAACGGAGTTTTCCAAACACCACTAACACTTAACAACTCAACTGATAATTGTTATGAAATTTCATCAGATACAACTGCTGGTATATCTACAATTCAATTTACTGGTATAACTTCAACAAATGGTCAATTTATAGTTTCTGAGTTTGATATAAATCAAAACCAAGTACCAAGGGGTGGATTAATTGTTTCATTAGGTTCAACTCCAGGCAGAGGATATGCTCCTTTAGTAGGTGCAAAAGTAAAAGCATTTAAAGATGCAACTGGTGGAATTACAAGTGTAGTAGGTATTGCAACATCTTCAGGATTTAATCTCGGTATTCAGACAGCTGTATATGATAATGCGAGTGGTATTATTACTGTCACAACTGATAAGGTTCATGGATTTGCACTTGAGAGACCCAATACAGTTAAATTAAAAGGGTTAGAGTTTGTATGTCCTAAAACTGTAGTTGGACAACCCACTAATGCGACTTACGATGGTGTAACTGGTATTTCTACAATAACTATTGCAAATCATGGGTTAGTAAATGGTGATGCAGTAATTCTAGAAACAGGTTCAATATGCTTTACTTGTACAAAAGATAGTAATAATTCAACTCATTGTTATCCTCGTGCAACAGACCCTGCAGCAAATCAATATTTGACAGTAAGTAACGTAACTGCAGATACATTCCAAGTTAATGTTGGTGCTTCTAATCCAGGCGATGTTTATGCTCATACATTTGTTTCAGCGACTGCTACCGCAGTTAAGACAATTGGTGGTGGTGGATATGTTGGTGTTACAACCACAATCTTCCAAGATCACGATAGACCATTATTTGTCGTTGGTATTGTTTCTGATAGATCATTTGAGGTTCAGGCAGGTGCAAGCACAATACCTCACACATATCAAGGTGGTGGACACGCATTTGAATTCTTTGAGGATCTTACATTCGGTTCAGGATATCGTGGTGGCACAGTTGCCTGTGGTGTTACAGACCAAGCATATATTCACAGGTTTGTAAGTTCTGGTATTGGTTCAATACGTAAAGGTAATTTTGCTGCAACTGGTGCAAATGCGTTTACCGCAACTGATGCAGTGTATACATCACATACAGGAGAACTAGTTCTTACAATACCTGGTCACGGATTATCCACAAGTGATACGGTAGGTATTGATACTGGTGGATTAGTATTTAAATGTTCTAAGGATAACTTCTTCTCTGATCATCCATATCCTCGTGCAGTATCTAAAACTAGTTTCCCTAACTCTGATCCCATTGCAGGTATTCAAACTGCTATCATATCAAGAACTCCTAATACAATTACATTAAATGTTGGTCAAGGTGGTGGTAGTGGTACAGGAGCAGTGGTTACTGCTACCGTAGGTGTTGGTGGTACATTATCATTTAACATTGTTTCTGCTGGAACAAGTTACATCAATCCTGAAATCATAATTCCTGAACCTAATTATGATAATTTGCCTGTAGTGGGTGTATCAAGAATTGGTCAAGGTCCTACAACAGATACTGGTAAAAATTTATTACTTGATGTTAAAGTTAGTTCTGCCAAAACTACAGTTGGACTTGGTTCGACTGCATTTGAAATATCTGAATTTTCTATCGCAAGACCTGGTCATTCATTTAAAGTTGGAGATAAATTTAAACCTGTTGGTTTAGTTACTGCTGCTCACTTATCACAACCTTTACAAGAGTTTGAACTTGAGGTTGTTGAAGTATTCAATGATCAATTTGCTTCTTGGCAATTTGGTGAATTAGATTTCATTGATAATATTAAAAATTTACAAGATGGTATAAAAACTAGATTCCCATTATACTTTAATGGACAATTATTAAGTTTTGAAAAAGATGTCACAAGTCCTACCTCTCAACTCATAGATTTAAATGCTGTTCTTTTAATATTTGTAAATGGTGTATTACAAAAACCTGGCATATCTTATTCATTTGAGGGTGGAACAACATTTGAATTTGAAGAACCACCAATGGGAGAATCATCACCTGGTGCAAATGATCAAGATAGAGTTGATATATTCTTCTATAAAGGAACTCAAGATGTAGACGTTGATACCTCAGATATTCAACCTCAAGTTAAAATTGGTGATGAAATTAGATTACTAAAAGATAATACAGGTATTACAACATCACAACAGATAGAAAGAACAGTTAATGAAATTTTAGGAGCAAAGTTAGTTGAAACTGAAATTTATACTGGTTTAGGTATTGACCAAATAAATGAAAAACCAGTCAGATGGACAAAGCAAAAAACTGATGTAATTTTAGGTGGTAGAAAAATTAGTAAGGCTAGAGAAATATTAGAACCTCAAGTTTACCCAACATCAAAAATTATTGGTGATTTTACAATTGCTTCAGGAATAGGAACAGTAGGTGTAGTAGGAATTTTTGTAGATGATGCAGAAGTGTTCAATTATGAAAATGGAGATATTGGTAAACCTAGAAGAATGCATAGTGAGTCAGTAAAAAATTATGCTAATTATGATCTTACATATGGTTCAGTAGATGCTTTAGTTACATCTGGTGAAATTAATGTTGGTGCGTCTGCAACAGCGACTGTATCTGCTGCAGGAACTATATCATCAATTAATATAACAAATGCTGGTAGGGGATATAATTCAGCTACTGTAAAACTCTCTGTCCCAACTGTAGGAATAGGAACTTTTACTAAAACAGACGGAACAATAGGCATTGGAAGTCTTGCAACAGCAACATCTCAAGTAGTTAATGGTTCAATAACAAGAATTGATGTTGTTAATTCTGGTGTTGGTTATACACATACTGCACCACCACAAGTAATTATTGAATTACCAGCGTTTAAAACTGAAAAAATTACAGAGATTACTAATGTTGAAGGATTTACAGGTATTATTACAGGAATAACAACTACCACAGGTATTAATCATCCATTAGCAATTAAATTCTTCTTTAGGGCGAGTCAGCAAGCATCTGGTTTAAAAGTAAATTATCCAGTCTTTATATCTGATACAAGTGTAGGTAATGGAGTTACATCAGTTGATGGTCCTGATACTTCAGTCGTAGGTATTGGAACAACCTTCTTAGACAATGTATATAAAGTTCACGCTGTTACTACCGATGGTGCTGAAAATGGTGAAATAATCTGTAATGTACATTCTGGAACTGATAGGACAGGATTATTCCAAGATGGAGGAACATTCAATCCGACTCAAACAGGTATAAGTACTGAATTTGGTAAAATATCTTGGGGTAGATTGTACGGAGTAACAAGAGATCCTGATCCAATTTCTATTGGAGTCACTGGTTTGACTGTGGATTCTGGATTGAGCACATTTCCAACTATTCAAAGAAAACATTATACTGCAACGTCACTTAGAGGTCTAAGATCATCAGGTGCGATAAGAGTGTTTGGAATTTGATTACATTACCTCTATAAATAAAAAGAAAAAGTTTAAATTACAATGTCAGCAATAATTACTGATCAATTTAGAATATTAAATGCTAACAACTTTGTTGAGTCAGTAGAAAATACAAATAATTCTTATTATGTTTTTATAGGATTACCAAATCCAGTTGGAACTGATACTTTAGTTGGGTATGGAAGATCTTCAGAGTGGAATTCAAACACACCTGCACCAACTGATAGTTTTTCATATCGTGCTCATGCAGGTGATACTTCAATGTTTGGTAAAAAAGTTTCATCTGCTAATATCAGAAGAATTATAAGAAGAGTAGATTGGATTGCAGGAAGTAGATATGAAATTTACAGAGATGATTATAGTATTGATAATCCAAGTCCATTAACACAAGCAAATAGATTATATGATGCGAACTACTACGTACTTAATTCCGACTTTAAAGTTTACATTTGTATTGATAATGGCTCAAGCGGAGATAATCCACTTGGAAACGTCTCTCAAGATGAACCAACATTTACAGACTTAGAACCTTCAAAGGCAGGAAATAGTGGAGATGGTTATGTTTGGAAATACTTATTCACAGTCTCACCTAGTGATATTATAAAATTTGACTCTACTGAATTTATTACAGTTCCTAATAGTTGGTCAACGTCAACTGATTCTCAGATAAGGTCAGTTCGTGAAAATGGTAATTCTGACGTAAACTTAAACCAAATCAAACACGTTTATATTGAGAATTCAGGTGATGGATATGCAGATGGTTTGAATCAAGAGGTAGATATTGTTGGGGATGGAGTAGGTGCGAAGGCAAGAGTGGATATACAAAATAGTAAAATTACAAATGTAACTGTTAGTTCTGGAGGTAGAGGATATACTTACGGAATAGTTGACTTAGGTAATTTAAGTAGTGGAGTCAGTACTTCAACTGGTCGTGCTAAACTCATACCTATAATACCTCCATCATTAGGTCATGGTCATGATTTATACACTGAATTAGGTACAGATAGAGTTATTGTATATTCAAGATTTGATGATTCTACAAAGGATTTTCCTATAGACACTAAGTTTTCTCAAGTGGGAATTATTAAAAATCCAACTAAAGTTGGAACATCAATAACATATACTGATAGCACCTTCTCATCATTACAAGCGATAAAATTTGAGACAACAACTGAATCACCTGTAGTTGGAGAGGAAATAACTCAAGTATTAGTTGCCCCACCAAATACTGGTAGAACTGCAACAGCTTATGTTGCCTCATTTGACTCAGAAACAAAAGTTTTAAAATATTTTAGAGATCGCTCTCTACATTTCAATAGAACAACATTAGATCAAACCGATTACGCTGGTATTTCAACGTCTGCCAGAATATATCAATTTGAATCTCAAGCTGGTGCAAATAACATTAGAGGTAAAGAATCTGGTTTCTCAGGTTCACCTTCTTTAAATTTCTCTGGTATTACAACTAATCCAACTGGTAATAAACTTATTAACTTAGGTGTTAACTTTATTGGAGGACTCGCTAATTCTGAGATAAATAAAGGGTCGGGTGAAGTAATTTACCTTGATAACAGACCTGTAATTGTTAGAAACCAACGTCAAAAAGAAGACATTAAAATTATACTCGAATTTTAAAAATGCCACAAAAGACTAACTTAAATATATCACCTTATTATGATGATTTCGATAAGGATGATAATTTTTACAAAATACTATTCAAACCTGGATATCCTGTACAGGCAAGAGAATTAACTGGATTACAATCTCTACTACAAAATCAGGTTGAGTCTTTTGGTAAGCATATGTTTAAAGAAGGTTCAATGGTCATACCAGGTAACATTGAACTTGATCGCTCATATTTTTCTGCAAAAATAAACGAAACACATCTTGGCATTGATGTATCGATTTACTTAAATGAACTTATTGGAAATAATGACGGAAAAGGAACCAGAGTTAGAGGTCAGACATCAGGAATTGTTGCGACTATAAAAAATTATATACTTCCTCCATCTGAAGGTGTTGATAATATAACAGTTTTTCTTAAATATCAGCAATCTGGCACTGATGGAGAGAGTAAATCATTCCCAGATGGTGAAATTTTAATATTAGAGGAACCTCTTACATATGGTAATACAACTTTAACTATAGGTGAGACAGTTCTAACTCTTACAGCAGAAGATGCTACAGCAGTAGGTTCTGCTTTTGGTGTAAATGCTGGTGTCTACTTTATAAGAGGTAGTTTTGTAGATGTGCAATCATCTCTAATTATTTTAGATCCATATAACTTTAATCCATCATATAGAGTTGGATTTGATATTTCTGAGGAAGTTATTAATTCAAATGATGATGATTCTTTATATGATAATGCCAAGGGTTTTACAAACTTTGCAGCACCTGGTGCGGACAGATTTAAAATATCCGTAAAACTTGCCAAAAAAGCATTAGATGATTACGAAGATACATCTTTTGTTGAATTAATGAGAGTTGATGGTGGTGAAGTAAAAAGATTACAAGATTCATCAACATACAGTGAAATTAAAAAATATTTTGCAAAAAGAACTTTTGATGAGTCAGGAGATTATGCAGTAGAACCTTTTAGAGTTGAAATACAAGAGTCATTAAATGATGAAATAAGCACAAGAGGTTTATATACAGAGAATAGACTAACTGATGAAGGAAATACACCTGATGATGACTTGATGTGTGTTAAACTCTCACCAGGTCGTGCATATGTAAAAGGATTTGATGTTGATTTACCTGGTACAACTGTTCTTGATGTTGACAAACCAAGAGATACATTAACAGTAAATGCAGCGTCTATACCCTTTGAGATGGGTAGTTTACTTAGAGTAAATAATGCTCAAGGAACTCCTTTTATTAACATTGGTGGCACGAATGCAAATACTATACAATTGTTCAATGGACGTAAAGGCAGCACAAATGCTGGAGGGGGAATTAACATAGGTGACGCTAGAGTTTATTCATACGCAGTCACAGATGCTTCTTATAGTGATGCTACTACAAGTTTTGATCTATATCTTTACGATGTTCAAACATATACAATTTTAAAAACAACTTCATTTACTGGTAGTTTTATTGTAGGAACAAAAGTTAGAGGTTTAGCAAGCGGTGCTGAAGGATATCTTGCAAAAGCATCGGGTTCTACAGGTGTTCATGAACTAGCTGTATCAGAAACAACTGGAGTTTTTATAAAAGGTGAGCAACTAATATTTAACGAAAGTGAACAAGGAGACAATGTATCAATTAAAGATTTAAATGCTTATACAATTGATGATATAAAATCAGTATTCCAAGATGCAGATACACTAAATTCAGATTTACTATCTGATTTTAGTGCTGATACAATACTACAAGATCATGTTCTACCTGGTTTTTCAATCACAGATCAGTTAAACATTACAGGTAATACTGCAACAGTAAATAATCGTAATTTTGCTGCTTTAGTGGGTATTCACACAGATGCAATAATTTCATATCAAAGAGGTGATAATTTTACAAATGGTGATATTGTCTTTAACAAAATAACTGATATTTCTGTTGATGGTAAAACATTGACTTTAGGTGCTGTTGAAAACGTTGCTGGAATAAACACTGGAGCAGTCTTAGCATCTGGAATATCAACTACTTCTACTTTTAGATTAAAAGTACCACAATTGATAAATTTTGAAAGTTCAGGAATATATTCAGAATTACCAAAACCAAATATATCACAAGTAGATTTCGCTGATTCTCATCTTATAATTTCAAAACAAATCACAGGTGGTCCTGCAATTATTAATGGTGGTTCGATTCAATTTAACTCATCTGTTGGATTAACAACCGCAGTTGGTATTACTAGTGTTTTCTTTGAACCATTTGATGCAGAAAGATATTCTATTCATTATCCTGATGGTACAACAGAACCTTTAACTGATGATCAAGTAAGTATTACTAATAACGGAGAAACTATTACTTTTGCTGGATTATCAAAATCAAGTGGTAATGCAGTAGTAAATGTAACTTTAAAGAAACTTGGTGTAACTAGTAAATCAAAAGATTATGTAAGAAGTCAGAAATTAGAAGTAACTAGAACTGCAGGTATATCCACACTTACAAGTGATTTAATACCAAGTGATGCGTATGGATTGAGAGTTGAAGACCAACAAATATCTTTAAATGTTCCAGATGTAGCTCGAGTAATTGCAGTTTTTGAATCAAAAAATTCATCAACACCAGTTTTGGACAAACTGAAGTTTGTTTCAGGTCTAACACTCGATACAGCAACAATTGTTGGTGAACAAATAGTCGGAGCAGAAAGTAGGGCAATCGGTCAACTTGTAAGTAGTACAAATGATACAGTAGATTTTGTTTATCTAAATGACAGTGTATTTACAGTCGGTGAAGAAATATTATTTAAAGAATCCGCTATCAAAACCATTTTACAGGGAGTTGAAGTAGGTAATTTTACTAACAGAACAAATAATTATTCATTATTAAAGGGACATAAAGATCAATATTGTGATTATTCACAAATAATTAGAAAAGAAAAATCTGCTATTCCTTCAAAAAAATTACTTATAGTTTTTGATCATTTTAAAGTTGCAAGTGGTAATGCTGGAGATCTATTCACTGTAAATTCATATACTGAAGAAAGATATTCAAAAGATATTCCACTTTTGAATAGTGGTGTATCTGCATCAGATATTCTTGATTTCCGTCCAAGAGTGAGTCCATTTAATCCAGAAACTACCTCTGGATCTCCATTCGCATTTAAAAACAGATCTTTTGAATCAACAAATCCATTCATTATCACTCCAAATGAAAGTTCATTGATGGGATATGGATATTATCTAGGGAGAATAGACAAATTAATTATTGATAAAGATGAAACTGTTCAAGTAGTACAAGGTGAGTCTGCAGAGTTTCCAATGCCACCAGCAGTTAACTCTGATGCTATGGAAATTGCAGAAATTACTTTGCCTCCATATTTGTATAGCGTTGAAACTGAACCAACCATAATATTAAAGGATAATCGTAGATTCACAATGCGTGATATAGCAGCATTGGAAAAAAGAATTGAAAATTTAGAAGAGATGACATCATTAAGTTCACTTGAACTTGATACAAAATCTTTCCAAGTAAGAGATAAGGATGGTTTAGATAGATTTAAAACTGGTTTTGTTGTTAATGATTTCAAGGATAGATCATTCATCGATTTTAACCCAGAGGGTGGTTCTAGATGTGATGTTGATGTTGATAACGAACATCTAATAAGTGCGGTTGATTTCTGGTCAATGAATCCCGAACTTGCTCTCGATACTGGAATTGATATATCCACAGCTGATTTAAATTCAAATTTAAAATTATTTGATACCAATTGTAAAAAAACTGGTGATTTAATTACATTAGATTATGAAGAAGTAGATTGGATTGAAAATCCACAAGCAACAGGTGTTGAAAATGTAAACCCATTTAATGTTATCGCTTTCCACGGATTGATAAAATTAGATCCACCATCAGATAATTGGTCAAGAACTATTTACATCAATAACGAAAGAGTTGAATCTACTGGTAATAGATGGGTAGAGGAATCAAGAGTTGTTTCAGATAAAACAGAAAAAGGAAAAGTCAGAACAAGTAGAAGCACCCGTACAAGGGTAAATGGAAGAACAAGGTTTATGAGAGGTAGAACTTTTGATGCTTTAAGACGTTCAGGACGTATACCAGGTCTTCAAGTATTTGGAATATTTGGTGGTTGGGTAAATGGTGGTGTAATAGAAAGAAGAACTACAACGACAAGAAGACAAAAAGTTACAAGAAGAGTAGAAACAGCTTTCCAAAACAAACTAAGAGGTTCAGCAAAAGAAAGAGATTATGTAGAAAGCACAAAGATTACAAGTGCTGCTGATCCATATATGAGATCTAGAAATGTTTATTTCCAAGCAGCAGGATTAAAACCATTTACTAAACACTATCATTTCTTAGATAGTGGAGTTCCTGATATAGTACCAAAAGTATTTGAAATCGAAATGTCTTCAGGTACTTTTGCTAATTTTGAAGATGTTCAGGTTACTGTAAATGGTAAACGAATAGGTTTGATAAGATCTCAAGCACCAAATCATAAGATAGGAGATGATGCAAGACCTGAATTTCAAGCAGGTTTAGGTTCTCCTAATTCTAATCTTGAAAAATATGTTGTTGATCCATTTGATCGTTCAAGACCTGCACCATCATCAACTTATTCTGCAACATCAAGATTGTTTAATTGTGATGTCATAGGACTAGCAAACTTAGAAAAATATTTCGGATATGTTGTTAAAGGTGCAAAGTTAACTGGAAAAACTAGTGGTGCAATTGCAACAGTAACAAATGTAACACTATTTTCAGATAACTGGGGAGATGTTATTGGAGCATTTTTCTTCAGAGACGCTAATAAAAAACCAGCACCACCTACATTATTTACTTCAGGTACGAAAACATTCAAAGTTACATCAACTGTTGACGGATCAATTCCATTACCATCAGATTTACCATTAGCAAGTAGTGCTACTGGAACATTCCTTGGTACTGGTACTGTTATAACTCAAACTAATCAGGTTGTACAACTTAGAAATCCACCCAAACCACCAACAAGAGAAAATGAAGTTGTTGTTAATACAAGAGATGTTGTAAAGAGAAATACACAAGTTACGAGAACAACCTTACCAAGAAGGAGAAGGAGAAATTGGAGGAGAAGAAGAAGGAGAGGAAGGAGAGATCCTTTAGCACAATCATTCACAGTTAATGAAACAGGAGCATTTTTAACATCCTTTGATGTATATTTTGCATCAAAAGATGAGACTGCTAAACTTACAGTACAACTAGCGACTATGGAGTTAGGAATTCCAACTCGTACTTTAGTACAGGATTTCACTGAGATAGTTTTAAGTCCCGATGATATTAACATATCAAATGATGCTTCGATTCCAACAACAATCAAATTCCCATCACCAGTATACTTACCACCAGATGAAGAATATGCACTTATATTCTTATGCCCATCTTCTGACAAGTACACGATGTGGGTATCAACTATGGGTGAAAAATCTATTAGAACCACATCTCTACCTGATGTACAGAATGTAGTTGTATCTAAACAATACATTGGTGGTAGTTTATTTAAATCACAGAATGGTACTATTTGGACACCGAGCCAGAATCAAGATCTAACATTCAAATTACGTAAAGCAAAATTTGTTGAATCTGGTACAGTTACAATGTATAACACACCAATTGAACCTGGTAATTTAAATACTCAAAATCTTGTCGATAATCCATTACGATCATTACCTCGTAAGATAAAAGTTACACTTTCTGGAAGTCCAGCCAGTGCAGATTATCCAGTGGGTAGAAAGATTACTACAGATAATGGAACTAATGCTACTACCACACCTGAAGATCAACTTACAACAGGTATTATTGAAGGAAGAGGAGCACCTATTGCTTCAACAGGTACTACAAGAGTTGAAATTGTAACTGGTGGTACTGGTTATTCATTTAGTAGCACTACTGCAGTTCCGTTAAAGTCATTAACTGGCACAGGAACAGGTGCTGAAGCAACGATAACTGTCACTGATGAAGTTATCACTGGTGTTAATATAACAAGTGTAGGTTCTGGGTATCAATTAGGAGAAGTTTTAACTGTTGACAATGATAGTGTTAAAGTAACCAGAGGTGGAGGATTTAAAGTTGAAGTAATCGCAATCAATGCAACTCTTGATACTTTATTCTTAACAGATGTTCAGGGTGAGAAATTTACTAACGGTCATAAAATCGTAAGGTATGGGGTTGATAATGTTACTAAAACTCTAACATCAGTAGGAGTCGATGGAGATTCAATTGTAACAGGTGATTTATTTACTGGTAATGTTTTTGAAGTAACACAACCTAATCACGCTCATCACGGAGCAACAAATAAAGTTGAAATTATCAATGTTGAACCTGATACTACAATTGTTCAAACAACTTCTGAATTAACTGCTGATGGAACTGTTGTATCAATAGCAAATACTGCACCATTCACAAGTTTTGGTGGTATAACTGTTGATAGTGGAGAAGCTCTTATTGAAGAAGAAATAGTCGAGTATGTTGTTGGTGTAGGTCAACTAACATTAACAAGAGGTGTTTTAAATACACAACCAGTTACTCACCCTGAAGGTGCTAGTATTCAAGTATATGAAGTAGCGGGAATGCCACTAGTTGGTATCAATACTTTCTTTACTGTTCCAACTAATCAAACATTAGTAAATGCTGCAAATGTCGATACTTACTACTTAGAGGTAAATACATCTGCTATTTCTGCAAGAACAGGCAATCAATTATTATGTTTTACAAATCAAAAAGCATTTGGTGGTTCAAATGTTGCTATTTCTCAAAACCATCAATACAGTTCATTTGATCCTCAAATTAACTTCATTACACCTGGCACACTTACTTCTATTGATAGTTCAGTAAGAACTATTAGTGGTACAAGTGCTGATGGAAATGAAATATCATTCTTAGATCAAGGTTACGAACCAGCAACACTATTCCAGACCACATTTTTCCCAACTCCAAGGTTGATTGCTTCTACAATTAATGAAGATAAACTTACATTCTTCCCTAAACAAAAGTCTATTGAATTTAACGTTAATATGTCAACTCTTGATGAGAATTTATCACCTGCAATAGACATGAAGAATGCTACATTTATCTATGGTAGAAACAAAATTAACAACCCAGTTGGTTCTGCAAATTATGCAACAGATTCTCGTGTCAAAGGAGTGATTGATGATCCTCACGGTTCAGTGTTCGTGACTGAACCAGTTGAATTAGATAATCCAGCAACTTCATTAAAAGTGATTGTTGGAGCGAATGTTCCACCAGAGGCAGATTTTAGAGTCTTCTATAGATTATTTACTGCAGATTCATCTAATACAAGTTCAACATACAGAGCATTTCCTGGTCATTTAAATATGAAGGATACTGATGGTGATGGATTTGGAGATGAGATTATTGATGTTTCAAAAAATGATGGTAGACCTGATGCTTTTGTGAGTCCAAGTGGTGATGATGAAAGTTTTAATGAATATCGTTTTTCAGTTAATGATTTAGAACCATTTATTGGATTTACAATTAAAATAGTTATGAGTTCAACTAATGAGTCAGCAACAGTTAAGCTACAAGACTACAGAGCAATCGCATTAGCATAATGGTAGTTAAAGTAGATAAAAGTAAAGACTTTATCAAATCAGGTAAAGTCTTAATCTCTGAATATCCAAAACAGAAGAAAAAATTATGAAAAAAGTAGAAGGACACGATAATCTGTATCGAGATGAAGAGTCAAACGCTATCATCAATACAGATAAAGCTGCTTATGATAATTACATCAATGTTAGAAGGGTAAATTCTGACAAACGGGCAGAGATGGATGATATGAAAAAAGAACTTGCAGAGTTAAAATCTTTGTTAAAAGAACTTACTTCAAAGATAACGTCTTAGTAAATATAAATACTTTTTAGATCTGAATACGCTAACTTAGATGGCAGATATCAAAGTCAGAGTTGG